TGCTGTCACAGGCGACATGGACATCATCTCACGCGAGGAAGCCCGCGCACGCGGGCTGAAACTCTTCTATACCGGCAAGCCCTGCGCTCGTGGTCACGACTGCGAGCGCTACGTTGCTGTTGGTCGGTGCGTCATTTGCAACAGCATCAACGGCAAGAAGTATCACGAAAAGAACCGGGCTGCTATCTGTGCCCAACAGAAGCAGTATCGAGAGCAGAACGCCGAGCTTGTCAAAGAGCGCAAACGACAAGACTACGAAAAGCATTGGCACAAGCGCCGGGCCACCGCCCGAGCTTGGTACGAAGCCAATAGGGACAAGATGCTTGAATACCTGCGTGAATGGCAGACTGCCAATGCCGATCACTGCAGGCAGCAGAAAACGGCTTACTACCTGACGCGGAAGCAATCAGATCCTCAGTTCGCCGTTTTGACCCGGCTGCGCCGGCGGATCAATCACTTTGTGTCTGGCGATAACAAAAGCGGCAAGACGGCTGAGTTGATTGGATGCTCCTATGAGGCTTTCGCAAGGCACATTGAAAGCCAGTTCACGGGTGGCATGTCATGGGACAACCGATCCGAGTGGCACATCGACCACATCATCCCCTGCGCGGCGTTTGACCTCAGCGATCCTGAGCAGCAGCGGCAGTGCTTTCACTACAGCAACATGAGGCCGCTCTGGGCCCATGAGAACCGCCGCAAGGGGGCATCAATGCCCGAAGCTGCCTGAGCTGAGCAAACTAGGGAGCAGTGATAGGGGCCCCCGCTTGCCATGGCGGGGGCTTTTTCTTGTTAGAGCGACCGCCGGGCCAGGGCACGCCACTGGTCAGCGAAGAACTGATCCAGCGGCTGTGCCTTGAGCGCCGGTTCAATCCAATTGCGTGGCGGGCAGACGTTCCCTCTGTTGGTGGTGTAACCGTTGAAGATCAGCGAGGCGTAGGGGACGTTCCAGCTGAAGCGCAGGGTTGTGGCATCAATCCTGTCCCGCTTCTGGGATCGCAGGAAGGTGCCGAGATCCACGATGTCGCGCGGGCTGTCTTCGATGGTGCCGTTCTTCCGGTAGGTGCGGCGGGGCCAGGGGTACTGGACGAGCTTGATCTGTTCCTGGAACTCGTCCCCGACTGCTTTGCCGTAGGCCGTGAGGATGGCCGGGATCCTGAGACGCAATTGCGTTGAGTTCCACCCCTGCAGGCGGTAGCTAGTGCGAACAACGGTCATCGCTGGCTGTACCTGCTGAGCCTGATCTTGTCTCCCAAGATTCCTTGCAACGTCTCGCCAAGGAAGCCGGTGCTGCCGAACGGGTAGCGGGCTGCGGCCACCTCACAGGGCACCGGGTCATCGCTGCCGAAGGTTAGTGTTCCCCGCACGCCGGGCACGATGCGGCTATCGAGGGCCTGGGGGCTGACGGCGTAGCCTTCCAGCACGTCATCTTCCACTCCAACGCCGGGAAACTCGCTGAGGGATGGGGCACTGCCCCCTGTGCCGCGGAGGTACAGCGATACCGTCACGGTCGTTGTATTGGGCACCACGTTGCCTGTGGTCGGGTCGGTCAGTGTCCCTGCCGTGGGCACGTCAAACACTGCCGAGGCATTGGCCAGGAAGGCGATGGCGCTAGTCATGGCCTAGGTTTCCGGCAACCTATGGGAACAGCTGTGGTGGTGTGGCGGAGACGCTCGGCAATGCCGTACTGGTCCTAGGCATAGACGACGATCCGTTTCGCGCCGGGTTGGATCAGGCCAAGCGGGTTGCCGGCACGCAGGGCGTTCAGATCGGCAACAGCTTCGCCCGGTCGGTGTCCAGTGCTATCGCCGCGTTTGGGCTTGGTGTCACCGCTGTCAACTTCCTGAAGGGCTCGATTGATTCCGCCGTTGAGCTGGAAACGATCACGCGCAAGCTGTCCAACACCCTCGGGGAGCAGGGTGCTGCCCGGGCATTGGGACAGACGCGGCGGCTGTCTGACGAGCTGGGGCTGAGCTTCACCACCCTGGCAGGCACCTTTGGCAGCTTCACCGCTGCAGCGTCTGCCGCTGGCACGCCTCTGAAGGTGCAGGAAGACCTGTTTGCTGCCGTCGCGCGGTCTGCGCAGGCATTGGGCCTGAGCAATGACGAGCTGAGCGGCAGCCTGCTAGCCCTGCAGCAGATCGCATCCAAGGGCAACGTGCAGATGGAGGAACTGCGCGGTCAGCTTGGGGAGCGGCTGCCGATTGCGTTCTCCGCTGCGGCCAAGGGCCTAGGCGTCACGCAGCAGGAGCTAATCAAGCTGGTGGAATCGGGCCGGCTCACGGCTGGGCAGTTCTTCCCTGCCTTGACCAAAGGCCTTAACGAGTTGACGGCAGCAGCGGGAGGGGCCCCCACGGCTGCCCAAAACTTCCAGAAGCTGGGCAATGCTTGGAAGGATCTGCAGACCTCCTTTGGCCAGAACCTACTGCCTACGGTGATCCAGGGGGTCGAAACCCTGACCAAGATCCTGCAGGTTCAGGGCGACAAGAATCGCGCCGATCAGCTGGGCTTTGGCACTGGCTTGCTGGGCAACCTCGGCATCTTTAAGCAAGAGGCGCTCAATTCCGTCGTTGCGGTCAAGTCGCTGCAGCAGCAGCTCAACCTGACGGACAAGCAAGCCAATGCCCTGTTCACCGATGCCCAGAAGGACGTGGGCATCAAGAATATTGGCCTGGCCAAGCCTGAGCAGGTGGATGCCGTGCTGTCGCGATTCCGCGAGCTGGCCAAGCTGTGGAGGGAGAAGTACCCAGACCGTCAGGCTGAGCTGGAAGGCGTGGCAGCGGCAACGGCGGCGGCAGCTCTAGCTGAAAAGAACCGGTTGAACACCGTTGGCAAGATCAGCGACAAGATCAAGGAACTGCAGACCAAGCGCACGCAGCTGGACATCAACAGTGATGCTTACGTGGAGGCTGGTCAGCAGATCAAGGAACTGCAGAAGAAGATCGAGGAAGCGTCAAAGGATCCGGTCACGCTTCGGGCCAATACCACCCTATTTGAGCAGCAGACTAGGCTATCCCTGGACAACCTTGACCAACAGATCGCCAAGGCCAAGGAACTGGCGGCGGTGGACAACCAAGCACAGCGCGGCCAGTTGTCGGCCGTCAATGCCGTGCTGCAGTCCATCACCGCTGCCAAGGATCAGCAGAAGCAGCTGACCTTTGAGCTTGAAAACCAGTTCACCACCGGGGCGCCCACGGAAACGGTGCGGGCGACCTTGGCGGAATCGGTCAAGGCAGGAAAGAACGTGGAGCTGTCGCTCATCAACGGTGCGCGGCAGCTGCGGGACATCCTCAACGATGCCACCCAGCGCCTGAGCGATGCCCTCACCAGCAACTTTGACATCTTGAACAGCGAGGGCAAAGCCGTAGTGCTGGAGCGGGCGCGGCAGGACGTCATCCGTGGCGTGCAGACAGGCTTCATTGATCCCACCAAGATCCCCGGGCAGCAGGACGCGCAGGCCTTCATCCAGTTCGCCTCTCAGTCCAAGGCCATCGCTGATGCCTTCTCCAATCTCAAGGTGACCCAGGATGCGGTAGTCGCAGCAAATGCACAGCTGGAGACAAGTCAGCAAGCTGTTGTCGGTGGCATGAGCACGCTGGGCGGAATCATGCAGGGGCTTGTGGAAAAGAGCTGGGCCGTCAACGTCCGCGTCGACGCCGATGGATCCTCTGCCGCCTATGGCGACGTGCTCAACCGCGCCATCTAGCCATGACCGTCACCATCGGAGCCTTCACCTGTAACGTCCTGACCGCTCAGCCCTTCGGCTATGAGGGCGATGCACGGGCAGGATTGACTGCCCGCACGTTCCAGATCAGCGGGCTGCTCACCCCGGCCGAGTGGGCCAACCTCGTCAGCGTCTACAACACCTGGCGGGACACCCGGATCACGGATGCCGACACGCTGAGCAGCGGCACCATGGGCACCACGATCAGCGTGACGATCACCAGCGCCAACGGGGTAAGCGTGAGCGGTCTGGCCTGCTGGTTTGCCGATCCACCGCAGGGCGATCAAACCGGCACCTACGTGGCCGCCTCTGTGGTGATGGTGGACGCAGCCCAGGCGCTGGCAGTGCTGCTGCGGGAGCAGGAAAAGAGCCGGCAGGCA